GACCAATAGGCCCGTGCTCGCCGGCTTTGCCGTCGCTGGGCTGGGCCTATTTGCCTACTCTATGACACGTTTTATCATAAGTCCTAAGAAAATCTTTAAAAAGAAAGAATTTTCGAAGATTATCACCAGATCTGTCACATCAATAGATCCTAAAGTTACACAAAGTGTTCCTAAAAAAATCAGTGCCAATTTCAAATGTCTTAAGCAAGAATTAGCTAGGCCTGAAACATACGTACCCAAACCGGTTCGCGCCATTTTGCCGTTTTTTGACTGTGATTTTAATCTACATTCTAACACAGGCGCGAATCTTAAGGCCGCGATAGAATGTCGACAAGGCCGCAGATATCTACCCATCGATCAAGATGTCATGCTCAAATTTCGAGAGTTTGCTGCCAACTGGGTCAAACAATTCAACCCCGTTGAAGAACTTGTTGAGTTCGGAAACGTTAATCGCGGTTGGCTAGGCAAACATGACCATTGGGACCTTAGCAAACGACGACGTATGTTTCGTGAGCACTTGCGTGTGTGCAATGAAGGTCTTCCTGATAAAGACTACAAGCAATATCATCCATTCGTGAAAAACGAACTTGTGAATTGTAGTCGTGAGAAAGTAGCACGCATAATTTCCGCTCCCTCCGAAAGTATAACTGTTGCGTATGGTCCAATATTTGATTCTATCAAACGTTCGATCTCGAAGCAGTTATCCGATCGTGAAATTAAAGAGAAGCAGACGCTGGGTCTGACACGCACCGAGACTGGTCGTATATTACAGGATTATTACTCTGAAAATATTGTAAACCTGTGGTTTGCTAACGACTACTCCAAATATGATTCCTCCATCAGTCCTGAGCTTATGCAGGTTGAGAAAATTTTGTTTTCTCACTTTCTGGCTCAGTTTCCTGAAGAGAAAGCCCTCGTCAATAAGCTAATTGATTGTAATGCCGGCAATTGGTATTATAATGCTTATATCAGAGACACCGAAGAGAAATTATCTTATATGCTTCGCGGAACACGCCGTTCGGGTGATCCCC